TGCTTTGTTGGAAGCTCAACGGTTTTATCACCCTTGATTAGACTAGCGATCTTCTCGATGTTGCTTACCACCTTAGAGGCAGACGCATCGCGCTCTATGTGACGAAAGGAGGGTACATTTGTTTCCGCAAGATGTATAACAGATCTGATGAGTTCCATATCTGCTTCTTGATCGTGGAATGATTTATCTAGGTTAATAGGTTCAACTAAAGTTGCTACATTAGCAGGTGTAAAAGTAATTGCCGCTGAGTGAATCTTCGTGCGGGCAAGTAATGTAGGATCTGAAATTCCGCGAGAAACTACACCACCCTCAACGCTTAACTTTAATTTAAGTGGAGAGTCGGTCTTATGAATATTTCTTAAGATGGCAGCACAGGCTCTAGCGTTAGGATGATCTTCGTCATCATATAGGTAACCTGTACCGTAAATATACGGACATTTTACCTTGTTCCAGTAATATCTTTGGCGATCATCTTCACAATCTTCTTCTTTGAAGATCTTCTTAGCAAAAGTAATACGCCCTAGACTGTTTGTATATCCTTTTCCGTGGTTATCGTTCCAACGTCCCTTACCAGCTTCAAGTTCGCTGATATCGGCACCTTCAACAGAAAGCATCTCACCCTGACTATCCCTAAGTTGCGAACCTAAAATACCATCTAACCATGTGGGTTTTTTAACAGCCATATCACCATCATATCACGATATACAGGGTGAAAATGTCTATTTATACTATGATTAGCGTTTATAGATCTTTATAGAAGTCGTGATAGGACTAGAAGAGAGATCGGCTGGACCGTATTGGCCTAGATATTGTATTGGCCTAGATATTGTATATTAATGGTGTCGATATTGTGATTAACGGTAACAACTAAATTGTCTAGTATGCCTAGATTTCTTAGCAACCTCAAGAGATCGTAGATTTGTTCGCTATTTGTGTATTTTGTAGTCATCTCCGTTGGTACTCTCTGAGACTACACTTTCACCGTCTAGCGCCTCTTTTAACTCTTTAAATTGAGTCGCTTCTCTAATCTTGTTGAGGGCAATTTTCTCAGTTTTCTTTACAGCGTCTACAGATATACAGTTTAGAGATGCCACTTCCATATCCGAAGGAGTCTTATCTCCAGAAAACTTCTTGATATACTTAAAAAAACAATAGTTTGCCAGTTGATGATTTACTGCCCACGGACAACCGATAAGTTTAGATTCCTCTTCCTCTGTTAATTCTCTACCGGCTGTTCTGATTGCGCGAAGACGCATAACAGCAAGAGGACAAAAAGATTCTGGCAAATTTTCTAAAGCACGTGGGCAGCGCGGATCCATCTTGTTGTCATTACATGACATTACGCATTTCCTACTGCTTCTGTGATAACACTTGAAGTTTGTTGAGCAGGTGTAGCAGTCTGGCCCACGACAGCTTCTGGCACTCCAGCTTCTGGCACTCCAGGAGGAGGTTGTCTAATTGCGAGGAGTTCCACTTCATGATCTAGTCCATTCAAGGAAACAAGGGCCTTAGCACCAACTTCACGCCCCATGAAAGCATTTATCAGATCAGGTACGCCACATTCTGTCAGCTTAAGGCGGGAGCGAAAGATACCACGGTCCTTCTCCTCAGTGGTAGATGTTAAGATGATAACACTCTGCTCATTCACCTTATCACCGACCGTGAAACTGCGCTCAGTGTCTTCTCTGTCAGAGGCCTCATTGAAGTCAATAAGGCGCTGGTCATTGGCAACCTTGTTCATTGCTTCCACGTCAAGACCTGCGACCCTCTGGATAGCCAAGATCTTGTACTGCAACTCACTAATGAGATTGAGTGCACGACTTAAGTCCTCATGCACAGCCTTGTTACTCTGCAAAATCTGCTGTGTCATCATCTGACTGATGCGCGATCCCATAGACAGATTCTTAAGTTCTACTTCTAGACCCTTAAGTCTCTCCTTGCGGGAACCCTGTTGTTGTTGTCTAAAGCCTTTCATTATTTATTCTCCAATACTGCTGCTTGAGCATCCCTAAGATTAGCTTCGGCTTCTAGAAGTTTTGCTTCAGCCAATGCCTTTTGAGTATTAGCTTCTATATTTTTAATTTGAGCATCATACATTGCAGGTTCGAACTCTTCTTTAGTCATTATGTCTCCTTATCCTTTAACCTTTTACAGAAAAATCTTAATAACTCTATCTCTTCGTTTGAGAAACCAGGAACTGATTGTGCTGTCCCAAGAATTTTACCCAATTCCGTATTCAAGAAGTGCCGTACGCTGCGCTCTACCTCATCATACATAGGTCCTTTGCCCTTGATGATTCTCTTCTCTAGAACCTCGTTGATGATGTTAGCTCGCTCAAGCTTTAGCTGTTCCTTAGTTTTATTATTCCCAGACGTGTTAGCAAGACTAGGAGATTCGTTTGCGCTCGCACTTCGGTCAGTGTCCACTGCCCTCTGTACATCAAACTTGGGTTGACTGTTGGGCAGCGGCTGTTCGGCATCAGGAAAGTCCTTTAAGGTTTTACGCTCAAATTGATACTTATCGGCCATACTGGAGAATAAAGATCTAGCCTTCACAAACTGTGGCTTAGTAAGAGGTTCTTGATTCTCAACACATCTTTGCCAGTGCGCTTCGTTGTTGGGATCATGCATGAGAATGCGAGTAGTGTCCAAGTTGGCTTCTATTTCACGTAGATACTCAACATCTTCATCTGATAGCAGAGACTGACGACCATATATTTGAGGCCATATAAGTTCACCATAATGAGAACGATCTAGAACAACGTTGTGTCCGCTAAAACCAGTGAGCATCTCCACCATCTGCTCTAAGTAGGTTGGACCTTCGTAACCAGGTTTGGTCATCTCTTTGTCTGGCGCCGACATATGAACGAGCTCATAACCCTGCTTCTCAAACATGTGGGCTACAGACGATTTTCCTGTGCGATCTAACCCCTCCAGGACTATCAGTGCCATGATTAACCCTTATATCTGTTTCCCTTACTACAGTTATCATGCTTTAATAAGGGTTGTAGATTTTCTAACGCCCAGGAATCTTGAAATCCCCGATCTTCAAATGAATTATACAAACAGAATTCGAAACTGTGAAGCGATTTTTAATGCTTGCTCTGCCTTGATGATGTTAAGCCTAAACAGTATTTTTATAAGCATCATTATAGAACGATGCTTCTCTGGAGTTATAATCTCATCCGTATGGCCATTAATGAACATTATTCTTGTCCATCGGACTTATTCATCGGATTCGCAACTACTTGTCCACCAATGTTACTAGCCTTAGATGCGCCAAATTGCTTCGCAGTATCCTTAAGACCATGTTGAACAGCATCACTTGCTGCTTTAGCCTTAATTTGCTCCATCTCTAAACCGTGTTTCTCTTTATCACGCTCATGTCCAGCCTCAGCATGCTCATGTTTCTGCTGTTCTTGAGCCATCTTCATCTGACCTTCTTGTGCTGCCGCATCTTGCTGTTGTGCCATCTGCTCAGCTTGTTTCTTCTGCGCATCAAGCGTAGCTATAAATTGGTTCCAATTCAAGAATGATGGATCTCCAGGAATATACTGCAGTTCGCGTCTCTGAGATGCTCCCTTGTCGCCAAAAAAGGTTTCACGTATCTCTCCGCGCGTGTAGTTCTTCTCAACAAGTGCCCAGAACGCTTGGTTCAAAGGAAGATCAGCAACCTTCTCATTAATCTTATTATTCTGTGTTTGTTTGAGAAGATCATTCATCGACTTCCAAACAGTCATCTCAGCCTGCATCTGAGCAATCTCAGTCTGAGGTGTCTCCTCAGTCATACCAGTGAAAACAAACTTATACTTAGTGGTAATAGCCTCATCTATAGCTGGGAGGACATCATTGTTCATGATGTCTTCTATAAACATGAGAATAGGCACTAAGCCACGCTCACGTGAGTAGGTAATCTTATATTCATTGTTAGCTTGCTGCATCGGTGCTCGACCAGTTGCAGTTATGAGATAGTCTAAACCTAGCTCCATAGGATCAATTTGGAACTGAGCACACAAGATGCGCATCAAATGATTATTGTAGTTCAAATATTCCATCTCGCGGGCATTCGCGGACATTGGCACCCACTGAACCTCATCAAGACCAGCAACGATAGGAGTTCTCCAGGCATTCTGGTGGCCAGTTATACTGTTGTAGAATGTCCTACGAAAGTTAGCAAGGTTCGCCTGTGTCACTGTTCCCTTTAAGTGAAGAACTCCGCGTGCGGCATAACCATGTGTAAAAAAGTTAGCATTATAGTTCTCAACATTAAGATGATTAGTAATGTTAATAATAGCTAATTCAAGTGGAGAATAACAGTAGCCCATCGAATCTGAGAAATTTTGGGGATTAAAAAGCTTCCAGATACAGTCTTCATCGCCGAATGTTGCAAGTGGTCGATTATCATAGGAGACCTGTACGTACTTAATATAGTCATTCTCAACTTCATTAACTACTTGATCTCTCTTAGGATCATTGTTGCTCTTGGGTTTTGCCAGTTGATAGCTCTTCATAGCATTAGAGCTCACCTGCTCTTTAGAAAGAGCCTTATTCACAAGATACATAGATTCAGCTGGTAGGGGACGAAACCTGTGTAGTCCACCAGCTCTTGTCTTAACCTTCTCTATCGCCACGTGTCCAAATGTTAGAGCGTCTCTCGCGGTGACCTTAAGAAACTCACCAAAGTTCCTCTTATCATCTTGCGGAGTACCTTCTTTTCTACCGCAGTTGTATATAAAATCTTCAATAGAAGCAATCTCTTCCTTCTCTTGATTCGTGTAGTGAGTCTCACCATCCTTCTTAAGGATACGAAATCCCATCTCAAAACGACGATGTTCCGGTCTTGAGAACCTAAGAAGAGTATCAACACGACATTGTATGATAGCGGATATCAGCCAATCTCGAACAGAGACTTCCTTTAATGTCTTATTTGATATGCGGGTAAGTTTAAATTTATAGTTGACCTGTGTACCTATGAGGTCAAAATAAGGATCATCGACGAAAGCCTTACGACCAATCTGCTGGCTAGCATCATGATTCTCTTCTTTAATGTCTGGAACCTTATCACCATCGGCATTAGAGCCTGTCTCAGGAGAGGCGAACGAGGAGATGCCGCCCGAAGGTGTCTCTGGCGTTGAACCAACACCTTCAGCCTTCAAGAGTTCTTCAATTTGACCTTGAACTCTGTTTTTGAGCCATGAATCCCAGAATGCCATAACTTATATTGTACCCTTTGATGACTTAATATCCTTAGTTGTCTTTATTACATGATCTTCTTGCCATATAAACACTTAAACTGACCAAATAAATGATCCGCCTCCTCCGTTAGATTCCCCACCATCGTCATCTGGGTCCTCTAACTCAGAAGGCTTACCAATCTTGCCTAACTTAGACTTATCAGGCTCTTGTTGGTTCATTCGTATGCCTTGAGCAAGCGCATACTCAGTTGGAGTGGGCATCCTATGGAAATTTCCTTGAGTATCTTGTAGGCTATTGGCCTGATCTATCAAGCCACTTCCCAGAATAATCTGCGACTTACCAAACAACAATGTCATAGGATAGCGCAGGGCATCAATCCAGTGATCGTGCTCCGTATCTGGATCATCCGTTATCAGACCGGCCGCATCAACCTTATAGTGGTATAAACTAAATTCTCTTACTAGGGGTATACAGTTTTCTTTAGCCAAAAAGAGTTTTGGCTCGGTTGTGCCTGGCATCTTCAAGAACTTTTTTATAACCTGAATACCAGCATTAATCTGACCTTTATCCTTCTGATTGGCAACAGGAAGACCAATCTTTTGCATCTCTAAGATATTGCCTTGGTCTGCAGCATCTGGTACATACAGTTGACAACGATACATAGTGTGATATTTAGTCTTGATATGCTGCATCCATGTCGGATTGCTGACATAGGTCATACCATCGGTCTTAACAATATATATGTTGTCTCTAGAGTCAACAAAAAAGAAAACAACAGTGTTAGGCGCTGAAAAACCCCAATCGATGCCAGCATAGCATGGAATGTTCATCTCATGGCACTTCTTAACAAACAAATCATGAGTACATTCCCCAGGGAACTCTTTGCCTACTAGGGTAAGCCACATCTGATTCCAAGTCCTTATGTGTATCTTTTCATCGAACTCTCTGAATATGATGCCTTCAACAGAGGGTTTAAGATTCATAAGCTGTGCAAGCGCCCAATCTGCGCCTTCCGCTCTAACCTTCTGTGCCATCTCATCTAATGTCTTAAGCATAGGTGAGACAGAAGTTTGCTTCTTAGCATCTGTTAAACAGATAGAGAACAGTGGACACTTCACGCAGCCGTTTAGTCCTTTATTATGTACGTACTCTTTCTGCTTGTTTTTGTCCTTCTTAGCAAATTGCTCCTCTGTGAGAACCTCCATCTTATCTTGATTTACGTATAGATCTACAGGTGTGGTACCAGATCTGCTATCAGGACAGCGCTCTGTGAACTCAAACGCAGTCCACCTACGAACAGCACGAGTCTTATCAGAGCGATCTCCCTCTATATCCTCTATCTTAGAATTCATTAAACCATAGCGCGACTTACGCGTAGAAATACCAACCCGAAGAGCTTTTTTACCACCCTTAGAATCAAGCATTCCTGCTATATCCTTGAATGCTCTAAGACCTTCACCAGAAACCGTATCAATCTCATCTACTACCACTAATGGCTCATGTGGACCATTGACGGCCTTTAACGTACACGGCAAGACCTCTAATGTTATCTTCTCTTGATCTATATTAAAGATAGACTTAGACATGTTAGCTTTTTCTAAGATACGTTCGTCTTCTGGCAGATCGGGAGGAATGACAACAGGTTTCAACTTACGATTATAAAGAAAATTCTTTTGATATGCGTAGCAGCGATCTGCCTGACTTTGAATAGCCCCAACATGCACCACACCGCGCTTGTCATGCATCAACACCATCAACTCAACGATCGCCATACCAAGAGTCTTGCCAGATCCTCTACCTGCTACAAATAAAAGTTCCTGAACATTGTCTGGATTCTGCTTTAATACACATATGCGATACACTTCCCAGATAACATCAAGTGGATTAGTATCTGAATAACGTGACACAGTAACATCTGGTAACTCTAGTCCCAAATGGTACTTAATCCAATTTTTAACTTCTTGCCTAGTCTTACATGGAGTAAGAAGCAACTTCTTCTGCTGCTCAAATGACAAATTATTGGTTGTTTTGGCCATCTGCGTTCACCACTTCAGCTAACAATATCGCAGCATCTTGTTCCACTGGTTTCTCTTCTCCCTTTTTTTCTACAGGAGGAGTTAATGCCTCGAACATCGGCGACTTATTATTCTTTGCTCCTGGAGTAGCACCAGCTACAATCTTATAAAGAGTTTCTGCGACATCTTTGTACTCTTTTATATTAGTCACCCGCATGGTTGGCTTAGGATTGTTGATTGGGTCTTGACAGTACTTAACCATAGTTTCCAAATGCTCAGCACCAGCCACCGACATCATAGCAGTTAAAAAATCCACTTGCTCTAAAACTGACTTTACAACCTTAGCACGAACCCTATCCTGAAGAGTGTGCATCATCCTGTCACGATCATGCGCCCACCCACGAAGAGCTGCTGTAAGAATAATCTGCCCAAGCTGATACTGAGCAAATTGTTGTGCAATCTTAGAGAGTGATTCACCTAGAAGATAAAGTTCAAATAACTTAGCAGCCTCAAGTTCCCTTAATGCTCCAGCCGTCTTATGTTTTCTAAGGAACTTCTCTGCCAGCTTAATCTCTTCTTCACTTAAACCATATCGCTCTTCTTCTGTTAGTCGCTTCTTAAGGGCCATAAATTTCTTCCCAACAGTCATTCTCC